GTGTAAAAGTAGATGACACAATAACAGGACTTAAAGTATTCCGTGATAATTTATTTATATTTTGTGAAAACAGAATATTTCAAATGACAGGATCAAGTTCTAGTGACTTTGCAGTAAAACCTGTGACAAGAAGTATAGGATGTGTGAACGGACAAACAATACAGGAATTTGCAGGTGACCTTATATTCTTAGGTCCTGATGGGTTACGTACTGTTGCAGGTACTGCAAGAATTGGTGACGTTGAATTGGGTACTATAAGTTCTAATGTACAGTCTTTGTTTGATTTAAATTTAGCTAATTCAGGAAAATTTACATCGATTGTTATACCTGATAAAACACAATATAGAATATTTTTTACAAAAGCAAGTGTAGGTGAAAATTTAACAGAAGGTGTTATATGTGTTTTAAAAGGACAACAGTTTGAATTTTCAGAGATTAGAGGTGTAAGACCGACAGCAACTGATACGTTTGTAGATCAAGGAAATGTAATTGCTATACACGGATCAGGTGACGGTTTTGTGTACAGACAAGAGCAGGGTAATGATTTTGATGGCACAGCTATAAACGCTAGATACAGAAGTCCTGATCTTACTTTAAATGATCCGGGTATAAGAAAAAATATGCAAAGGGTGATTGTAAACTTTTCACCTGAATCATCTATAGATGCAGATTTATTTCTTCGATATGACTACGAATCTAAAGAATCTGCAAGACCTGCAGCGTATCCTTTAGACTCAGCAGATGTAGCTGCAATATATGGAACAACAAAATATGGTTTAACATCAACACCAAAAGGAACTTATGGTGGTTCATCACAACCTTTATTTAGACAACCTGTAGAAGGATCTGGTTTCGCAGTAGCACTAAGGGTAAACGATGGGGGAGTAACTGCACCTTATTCACTAAAAGGATTTCAGTTAGAATATCAATTAGGAGCAAGAAGATAAATGGGAGATACATACACTAGACAGTCTTCATACACTGACGGAGACGTAATAACTGCAGCTCATACCAATGATGAGTTCAATCAGTTACTAGCAGCCTTTCAAGCAAGCACAGGACACACCCACGATGGCACAGCCAACGAAGGTGGCCCTATAACAAAACTGTTAGGCAACACTCTTACGTTTGGTGCAGGGACAGCAGGAACAGATATAACAATAACCTTTGATGGTGAAACATCAGATGGTGTACTAAAATGGATGGAAGATGAGGACTACTTTGAGTTTAGTGACGACATACTTATTGCTTCTACAGAGAAGCTACAATTTAGAGACACAGCAATATACATCAATTCATCTACCGATGGACAATTAGACTTAGTAGCAGACACAGAAATACAAATTGCTGCAACAACCATAGACATAAATGGTAACGTAGATATATCAGGAACATTAACGATAGGCAGTGCAGGCATATCTGAAGCAGAACTTGAGATACTAGATGGTGCTACAGTAACAACTGCAGAACTTAACATACTTGACGGTGTAACTGCAACCACTGCAGAACTAAATATATTAGATGGTGTAACGTCTACTGCAGCCGAACTCAATATCTTAGATGGGGTAACATCTACTACTGCAGAATTAAATCTGGTTGATGGGTCAAGTGCAGGTACAATCGTAAACAGCAAAGCAGTTGTGTATGGATCTAGTGGAGAAGTAAACGCTACAACGTTACAAATAGCAGGCACATCAATTACATCTACTGCAGCAGAACTTAATATATTAGATGGGGTGACATCTACTGCAGCCGAGTTAAATATTTTAGATGGCGTGACATCTACTACTGCAGAGCTTAATATATTAGACGGAGTAACGTCTACTGCGAGTGAAATTAATTTACTCGATGGATCAAACAAATCAACTTCATCTATTACCATTGCCGACAGTGATGCCTTTATTATAATAGATGGCAATACAACCAAACAAATACCTGCTTCTGATATAACCACATATATTGCAGCGGCTGATATCACTGGAGTGGCTGCAGGCGTAGGTCTTAGTGGAGGTGGTACATCAGGTGACGTAACTCTTACTCTTGATTTTTCTGAGTTAAGTGATGTTACTCCTGCAAATGGTGATAAACTTGCTACACTAGATTCTGATGGATCTACAGAACAATTAACAACCGTAGCGTCTCTTGCTACGTTGTTTGCAGGCACAGGTTTATCTGCATCTAGTTCTGTAATTAGTATTGATGCAGCCCAAACAGGTATAACCAGTTTACTTGCAACAGACATCAAGATAGGTGAAGACGATCAAACAAAAATAGATTTTGAGACTGCTGACGAGATACATTTTTATAGAGCCAACGCAGAACAAGTCTTTGTTGCAGATGGAGTCTTTGGGCCGCAAACAGATAGTGACGTAGATTTAGGTACAACTGGCGTTAGATTTAAAGATGCCTTTGTAGATTCTCTAACTGTTACAGGTGATATTTCTGTGGGTGATGATCTTACAGTTGAGGGTGGAGTTATTGATCTTAAAAACACTGGGTCACAATCAGAACTTAGATTATATTGTGAGTCTAGCAACGCACACTACGCTGCACTTAAAGCTCCTGCTCATAGCGATTTTTCTGGTAACACTGCATTAACTTTACCTGCTGTTACAGACACACTTGTAGGACTTGCAGCAACTCAAACTTTAACAAACAAAACTTTAACAAGTCCGAAGATAAATGAAAACGTGGCAGTTACTGCAACTGCAACAGAGATAAATCTTTTAGATGGTGTAACATCTACCACTGCAGAATTAAACATACTAGATGGCGTAACATCAACTGCTGCAGAGTTGAACATACTTGATGGTGTTACAGCGACAACTGCAGAATTAAATATACTTGATGGTGTTACATCCACAGCAGCCGAGTTGAATTTAGTAGATGGCATAACAGCAGGCACAGTATCTGCATCAAAAGCAGTTATAGCAGATTCAAACAAAGACGTAAGTGGTTTTAGAAACGTGGGTATGACAGGTAACTTAACTGTTTCAGGTGATGCTATAGTTATGAATACAAACACTGCAGGTCATTTACTAATAGCAGATGGCACGGATTTTAATCCAAAAGCAGTCGGTGACTTATCAGAAATATCTACAGTTGCCAATGACGATGTGTTTTTAGCCGTAGACACATCAGGTGGTGGTTTAAAGAAAATTACACGAAGCACAATTGTTTCAGGACTAGCTGTATCAGGCACAGGTATAGATAATATAGTTGAAGATACTACACCTCAGTTAGGTGGCGACTTAGATGTAAATGGTAATGACATTACAGGCTCTACAATAACATTAGATTCTTCAGGGGATATTGTACTTGACGCAGATGGCACAGACATAACTTTAAAAGACGGTGGGACAACTTTTGGTAACTTTAAAAACTCTAGTGGTGAGTTAGTAATTCAATCAGGTTCTACACCTACAACTGCCATGACCTTTAGTGGTGCTAACGTAACTTTAGCAGGAAACTTAACTGTATCAGGAACAACAACTACAGTAAACTCAACTACTGTTACTTTAGATGATCACAACATTGTACTAGATAGTAACAATAGTGGAAGTGCAGTAGTTAACGGTGCAGGAATAACTCTAGAAGGTGGTAGTGGTGATGATGCTACATTTACATACAACACAACAGGTCCTAAGTTTGAGTTAAAGTTAGGCTCTAGCCACGAAGATTTACAAGTAGACCAACTTATTGCAGCATCTTTAGATATATCAGGCAACGTAGATGTAGATGGTACTTTAGAAACAGACGCTTTATCAATAGCAAGCACTACAGTCACTGCTACTGCTGCAGAGTTAAACATCATGGATGGGGTCACTGCTACAACTGCAGAACTCAATATTATGGATGGAGTAACTGCTACAACAGCAGAACTAAATATTCTTGATGGTGCTACAGTAGTAGTAGGAGAGATAAATGCACTAGACTTAGGTTCAACTGCTGTCGGTACTGCTATAGCTTCTAAAGCAGTCATACTTGATTCTAATAAAGATTACACAGGAATAAGAAACTTTACCATTACAGGTGAGCTTGATGCGGCTACCTTAGACATTAGTGGTAATGCAGACATAGATGGTACACTTGAAGCAGATGCAATCACAGTAGGTGGCACTGCATTAAACACTGTTATAGCAGGTGTTACTGTTACAGACGCTACTAACGCTGCTCACGTATTAGTTACAGATAACGAAAGTACAGACGAAGATAATTTAATTACCTTTGTAGAAGGTGCAACTTCTAGCACAGGTAACGTTGGATTAGAGATGGATGGTAACTTAACTTACAATCCAAGCACAGGTAGATTAACTGCAACACAATTAGCAGGTACGCTTCAAACTGCTGCACAAACAAACATTACATCATTAGGAACACTAACATCATTAACAGTAGATGACATTACTATTAATGGTAGCACTATATCTGACAGTGGAACTATGACATTAGATGCAGGTGGAGTTTTAAATATTGATTCTAATGATGGTCAAATTAGATTTGAAAGAGGTGGCACAGAGTTTTTTAGAGTTCAAGATTCATCAAACGATGCAATACTTAAACCTATTGCAGATGGTAAAGATATAATTTTTCAACAGAGAGATGGCACTGAAGTAGCAAGAGTTGAAGACAATGGTACATTCAATGTTGTTACAGACAAACTTGCTATAAACGGAACAGCAATTACATCTACTGCTGCAGAGTTAAATATTCTTGACGGAGTAACATCTACCACTGCAGAGTTGAATATCCTAGATGGGGTAACCTCTACTGCTGCAGAGTTGAACATACTTGATGGCGTGACTGCTACAACAGCAGAACTTAATTACAGTGACACAGGTGCATCTGTAGGTACAGTCGTTGCAAGTAAAGTAGTTACAGCAGATGCAAACAAAGACGTAGCATCTTTTAGAAACATTACATTGACAGGTGAGTTAGACGCAGGTTCTTTAGATGTAAGTGGTGACGCTGATATTGATGGAACATTAGAAGCAGACGCTATAACTGTAAATGGAACAGCATTAGATGAGTTTATCTCTGATACTACAGGTGCTATGTTCTCTAGTAATACAGAGACAGGTGTTACTGTTACTTATCAAGACTCTGATAATACCATAGACGTTGTAATAGATGCAGCACAAACAACTATTACATCTCTTCTTGCTACTGACATAAAGATTGGTGAAGATGACCAAACTAAGATAGACTTTGAAACTGCAGATGAGATACACTTCTACGCTGCAAACGCAGAGCAAGTATTTGTATCTGACGGAGTATTTGGACCTGAGACAGATAGTGATGTTGACTTAGGTACAAACAGTGCTAGATTTAAAGATGCGTATGTTGACAGTGTAACTGTTACAGGTGATGTATCAATCGGTGATGACGCATCTGTATCAGGTAGAGCAACAGGAACACAAACAACAGACAATGATGGAAACTTTGATTTAAGTGTAAGTAACTTCTTTAAGTGTACTCCATCAGGTAACTTTACTTTAACTTTATCTAACCCTGCAGAAGGACAATCTGGAACAATCATGTTAGTTAACACTGGGGGTCATACAGTATCTGCCCATGCTAGTGTTGCTATAAATGCAGATATCTTAACAGCAATATCTTCAGCAGGAACATATATGCTTAGTTACTATTGTTCTGCATCAAGTGGTAATGATACAATATTAGTAGGTGCAACAGGAGCTTTAACATAAGATGAGTTTATTACCTGCATCAAGTATAGGCGACGAAAGCACAGGTTTTTATAATGGTGTTGCCACACAATCATTAAGAACCACACGAGGAGATACAAGTTATTTTTATTATACTCCAAGTGCAGGTGATAGAATGTCTGGAACTTTTAATTACTGGGTAAAAGGCGAAGATTTAACTAATACATCTTTAGCTAGATATATATTTCAACCTTATGGTGTTCAAAACGAAGCTAATTTTAGTTTTCTACATCACTCAAGCACTGCAAACATGGCTTTTGGTGGATATGGTGTAAATTATTTTTATACTTCTGCTTTTTTGCGAGATGAAACAAATTGGTATAACATGATGTGGACTTGGGATACCTCAAATGGCACACAAAATAATAGACAAAGAGCATATCTTAATGGTGTTGAATTAACATCTATGGGTAGTGGTACAAGAAGTGGTGTTCGTCAAGAATTAGGGTTTGGTGGTAATCACCAACACAATTTTTTAGCTAACTATTATCCTCCTGCAGGCACAGGTGCTGATAGTTGGATTGGAGGTCATCATGCTTACACAACCTATGTAAATGGATTAGCTTTAGACCCAACAGCTTTTGGTGAATTTAAAAATGGAGTTTGGATTCCTAAAAATTATGAAACTAAACCATCTTTAATAGCACAAAACACTGGTACTGCTATTGGGGATTTAACTGGTCAAAGTGGATTAGCAGGTGCTTTTGACACAAATAGATTTGAATCTTATTCAAATGCTGCTGCAAGTGGCAGTCAAGCTACAGGTTATATAGGTAAAAATTGGGGAAGCTCAAAAACAGTAACAGGATTTATTCTGTATTCTCCAACTCAATATGGATTTGTTGGAAGTGGTGCAAGTACATTTACAGTTAAACTATATGGAAGTAACTCAAACCCTTCAAACTCTACAGATGGAACACTTTTATTTACTTCTTCATCTGTAAATGACAATCTTATAAGTACAAATGGTGAAAGAGGTTCAATAAAATATTTTGCAGATACCACTATTACATCTGAAGAAACTATTAGTGATTTTACAACAGATACAGCCTATAGCTATCATTGGGTTACCATAACTCCTAATACAAGTGAGTCCATCCATGTAAGCGAAATAGAATTTTACGAAGATGGCAATACTTATTATGGCACTGGTGGATTTAGATTAGATTATAATGCTTCTGATTTAAACACATCTGGTTCTTCAAGGACAGACCCATATGGTTCAAGCACAGACCAACCTAACAATTCAATAGCAGATGCTTCAGGTTCTGGAAATCATTTAACAAAAACAACAAACATTGCATCAACTGATTTTACATCAGATAGTCCTGAGAATAATTTTGCTACATTTAATGCTTTAACACCAGTAAATAACGGCTCTATAACTGAGGGTAATTTAAAATATACTAGTGCAAGTTCTTGGGGTGGTAGTCAATCAACATTCGTAATACCTTCATCAGGAAAATGGTATGTTGAATTTAGAATTGGGTCTAACACAAGTAATACTGCACAACTTCACTTTGGAATACAACAAAGTGGTGTTTCAAATGGCTATACAGTAACAGGTTATTATGGTTTTGAGATTAATAATGGTTTTTTTACATATGTTAATGGTACTTATTCAGGATATACTTCAGGAAAATCGGCAGGTGATTTTCTACAAATGGCTATAGATGCTGATAACGGAAAAATATATTATGGTCATAATAATACTTATTATGTTAATTATAACACTACAGGGGGAGACCCAAGTGGAGGAAGTAATCCATCAGCATCAAGTTTAGATTTTGGAGCTACTGATTTTGTTATAATTGTAAGGTCGGATAGAAATAATGGTGTGATAAATTTTGGACAAGATGGAACATTTGCAGGAACAGAAACTGCACAAGACAACGCAGATGCAAATGGTAATGGCAATTTTTATTATGCACCTCCTACTGGTTTTTTAGCATTATGTTCAGCTAACCTACCTGACGTTACAATAGGTCCTGACAGCACTACACAAGCAGATGACTATTTTAATACACTTCTTTATAGTGGAGATGGAAACTCTACGCAAGATGTTACTGGAGTTGGTTTTCAACCAGATTGGACTTGGATAAAAGAAAGAAGCTCAACATCTGGTCATGTAGTTCAAGATAGTAACAGAGGTTATGACAAATTTTTAGTACCACAAGCAACTAATGCTGAAAGCACTGGTGTTATAAATTCTGTATTGTCAGATGGATTTCAAACAACAAATAGTGGTGTAACTAATCAAAGTAGTCAAACTTATGTAGCATGGAATTGGAAAGCTAATGGTGGAACAACTAGCAGTAATTCAGATGGTTCAATAACATCAACAGTACAAGCAAGTACAACAGCAGGTTTCAGTATTGTTTTATATACTGGTAACGGAACTAATAACAGTGATGTAACTATAGGTCATGGTTTAGGTGTTGCTCCTGCTTGGGTTATTCTCAAATCTAGAGATTCAACAAGTTCATCAGATTGGATTGTTTGGCACAAAAATTTAAGTGCTGATGCAACTTACACAACAGATTTGCTTTTCTTAAATTCAAATGCTGCAGAAAATTACTATTCTGACCAGTTTAAATCAGTACAAGATACAACTTTTACAATTAGAACAGTTGATGCTACTAACGGAAGAGTAAACCAAAATACTAAAAAATATGTAGCCTATTGTTTTGCTGAAATTGAAGGCTACTCTAAGTTTGGCAAATATACTGGCAATGGCTCAACAGATGGCACATTTGTCTATACTGGATTTAGACCTGCTTGGGTTATGATAAAACAAATAAATAGTACTGGTTCTTGGGTAATCCACGATAACAAAAGGTCACCTTTTAATGTCATAGATGAAGATTTATTTGCAAATTTAACTAGTGCTGAAAGTGATAATGGGGTTGATAAAGATTTTTTAAGTAATGGATTCAAACATAAAGCAAGTCATTCTGCTGTTAATGGAAGTGGATCTACATACGTTTATATGGCTTTTGCAGAACAGCCATTTAAATTTAGTAATGCAAGATAGGGAGATAGACTATGCCGTGGAAGCATAACGGAAGAACAATAAAAGTAGGAAAAGCATGGGTTTCAGACAGTGGTGTAAAACATCCTTCTGTTTGGATGAGATGGTCAAGCTCTGAAAAAACAAATAATGGGTTAACATGGGAAGAACCACCTGCATCTGAAGCACCTTTTGATAATAGATTCTATTGGGGTAGACAGACAGATGGCACTTTGATTGAACGTAGTCTTACAGATATAAACGAGGTTGATTCTGATGGAAATGCAATTATTGACCCTAGAACAAATCAACAAGTCGTAACACTTGGTTTAAAATCTATTTGGATAACACAAACTAAAAGAACTGCTAATGATTTGTTATCTAAAACAGATTGGATGGTTACACGTAAAGCAGAAAAAGGAACTGCTATACCTGATGCAACCCAAACTTACAGAGATAGTGTAAGAACTAAGTGTACTTCTATTGAAACAAGTATCAACAACTGTTCCAACTTAACACAGTTTATGGCACTGTTTGACGCACCTGTTGATAGTGATGGTAATCCAACAGGTGACAATCCACCAATGTTTGACTTCCCACAGGAATCTTAGTATAATGGAGATAGATGCAATGTTATTTTGGAATATAATATTGACAATGGTCGTTGTACCTGCAGGGTGGGCGTTCAACAAAATGTTCCAAGAGGTCAAACGTTTGCAGATACTCCTCAATAAAACACGTGAAGAATATGCACGTAAAGACGATGTAAAAGATGATATGCACGATATTATGGATGCCATGAAAAGATTAGAAGATAAGTTAGATAAGATATTGATGGGAGCTAGATAGTGGCTGAACAAACAGAAAATCAAGAAACAGAAAATCAAGAAACAGAAACTACTGAAACAGAAACCACCAGTGATCTTTCAGGAAAGACTGGAGAAGATTTAAAAAAGTCTATTCTTAAAAAGAAAACAGAACGTGCAGACATGACGGAACTGCCTGAAGAGAAGAAGCTTAAATTAAAAGATCGAGAAGTTAAAGAAGAGGAGATACTTGATCCTGATGATGAAGATTATGCTTTAGGTGACAAAATTGGAGAAATAGATAAATTTGATGACACAAGAAAAATTGATTTAGAGGATTATGAACAAGAAGCACCTGAAAAATCAGATGATTTAAACAACACTTACACTGCATCTAAAGTTGGTAAACTAAAAGATCAAAACGTAGAGATAAAAGCAGCAACAGGCACGTTATCTGACGAAGCAGAAGTAGATGTAAAACAAGGTGAATTATCAGCTACATCTACAGCCGTTGCAGCAACAGAAGAGCTTGACGAAGATGCTTTAGTTAGTGTACAACTTGGTAAATTATTTGAAGGAATAAAAAGTGGCACAGAGTTGCCTGCATGGGCATCTCCTGCTGTAAGAAAAGCATCAGCTATCATGGCTCAAAGAGGTTTAGGATCTTCTAGTATGGCCGCAGCAGCGATTACGCAAGCTATATATGAATCAGCTATACCCATTGCAACAGCAGACGCAAACGCATATTCAAAAATACAATTACAAAATTTGTCTAACAAACAAGCCGCAACACTACAAAATGCTATAAATAGTGCGGCTATGGATACAGCTAATTTAAACGCACGACAAACAGCCGCAGTAAATACAGCTAAAAACTTTCTTGCAATTGATTTAGCAAATTTAAACAACGAACAACAAGCTGCAGTTATTGATTTTCAAACAACTGTAAGTGGTTTGTTTAGTGATGCCGCTGCCGAAAATGCAGCAAGTCAATTTAATGCAAAATCAGAAGCTGACGTAGAACAATTTTTTGCAGAGTTAGATGCACAAGTAGAAACAACTGAAAAAAATAGACAAGCAGCACTTGAGCAGTATAACGTGTCTCAAGAAATATCTGTTGATCAATTTAACGCAAACATGGAATCAACACGAGAACAATACAATGCAAATATGCGTAGACAAATTGATGCGGCTACTGCTGTTTGGAGAAGAACTATAAACACTGAAAACACTGCAGCAGAAAATGAAGAAATAAGACAAAACTTACAACTCTTATTAGAATTAAGTGAAACGGCACAAAATGATCTTTGGCAACAATACAGAGATATGGCTGCGTGGGCGATGCAGACAAGCGAAAACAATATAGACAGATCCCACAATGCAGCAATGCAATCTGCAGCAATTGATGCAAATGCTGATATATATGATGATAAGTTTGACGATTTTTTAATAGTAGAAACAATAGACAATATATTTGACTAGGAGAAAATAAAATGGCAATTTTTGGAAACATGATGACTAAATTATTTACTTCTGCTGCCGTAAGTGCAGGTGCTTCTTATTTAAATC